CCTGTCGCCAACGAGGTGATCTTGAATCACCCGCTCGGGCACTCGATCGCGTACGGGCTCGCGAAGGACCCCACGGCTAATGCCGTGATTACCAACGCCCCGCCCGCCATCGCGTTGCTCGAGCTGGGGAAATTCATCGCACGCTTGGAAGCCGCTCAATCTGGCCCGGCTCCAATCGTGCCCGCTATAACCGCCGCGAAGCCTCCCATTAAGCCAGTGGGCAGTTCGCCAGTCGCCTCCGACGAGCCGGAGCTGGCCGACGATGCCCCATTTGATGCGTATTTCAAGCGGGCCAACGCGGCTGAAGCAAAAGCGCGTCGCAGGTAATCGCCGCCCCGTTAAGGGGACTGGCGATCTGTGACACATGGCTAACACCCTCGCGACTTCATCTTGGGTCACCAAGGAAATCGCCCGCCTCTTTGTCAATAAGCTGACGTTCCTCGCGAACGTCAATCGCACGTACGACGATCAGTACGTCGTCTCCGGCGCCAAGGTGGGCAACACCGTCAACGCCCGGCTCCCTCAGCGTTTCACCGTCACGGACGGGCAGGCGCTTCAGCTCCAGACCGTTCCGATCTCACTGACGAACCAGAAGAACGTCGCGTTCGGCTGGTCCTCAGCGCAGGCCACGACGGAACTCGATAGCGTCCGTCAACGCTACGTGCAGCCGGGCGCAGAAGCCCTGGCGAATGCGGCCGAAGTCCTCGCCTTTGGCGCGGTCTATCGGGACATCTACTCGACGGTCGGGACACCCGGTGTCACGCCAGCAACGAACCTGTTGTATCTGCAGGCCGGCGTCAAGCTGACCGATCTCGCGGCCCCGATCGACGGGCGCGTCGGGATGCTCGATCCGATGGCGATGGCGACGTTGGTCAACGCGAACGCGGCGATCTTCAACCCCTCGGCGACGATCAGCGAACAGTACACCACCGGCATGTTCGGGCGCGGCGCGCTCGGCGTGGGCGAGTGGTATCAGGACCCCAATCGTCCCGTGCATGTGACGGGCACGTTCACGGCCTCGACGCCCTTGGTCAACGGCGCGAACCAGACCGGATCGGTCCTCAACACGAACGGCTGGGCCTCGGGCGCGGCGACACTCAAGAAGGGTGACATCTTCACCATCGCGGGCGTCAACAGCGTCAATCCCCTGTCCTATCAGTCCACGGGCCGGCTGCAGCAGTTTGTCGTGACGGCGGACACCACGTCAGTGGGCGTCAACATGGCGACCTTGCCGATCAGTCCCGCCATTATCACCTCCGGGCAGCTCCAGACCGTGGACGCCTCCCCGGCGGCCTCGGCGGTCATCACCGTGTGGGCGGCCAACCCGGCCGGCGGCACATTGGCGACCACGAACAGCCCGCAGTCGTTCGTGTACCACCCCGATGCGTTCGCGTTCGTCATGGCGGATCTTTCGAAGCCCTCGGCGGGTTGCGAGGCGTCCACCGTGCGCAGCAAGGCGCTCGGGATTTCGATTCGCATGGTCGAGCAGTACCAGATTGGCACGGATCAGAATCCGAGCCGGCTGGACATCCTGATTGGCGCGGCCACACTTCAGGCGCGGCTCGCAGCCCGCGTCGTCGGCTAACCGCCTTAACAGGAGAAGCGAGAAAACATCATGGCACTCACCACAACGACCGCAACGGTTGCGATTGCCGCAACTGATCAGTCCGTCACCGTCGCCTCGGCGTCCGGCTTTGTCGCCGGCAAGATCGTCAAGGTTGACGCCGAGTTCATGCAGGTCCGGCAGGATTATTCCACCGGCCTCATCGTTCCGGTCCTCCGGGGCCGCGAAGGTACATCGGGCGTGGCTCACGCAATCACATCGAACGTGGTTGTTGGGTCCAGCTCCGATTTCGCCTCGGGCGTCCCGCAGGCCACGATCGGCTATCCGTTCACCCGCGTGCGGCAGACCATCAGCTACAACGCGGCCGGCGCCATCACGATCCCGACGCCCGGTAACGACATGGTAGCCATCATCAATGGCACCGTGGCGCGGGCGCTCACACTCGCAGTTCCCACGACCGATCAGGACGGCGACGTGCTGACGATCATCGGGAACGGCAAGGCGGCGCACACGGTCACGATCGCGGGAGGCTTCGGCGCCGCTGGCGCGGGATACACCGTCGTCACGATGATCGTCGGATCACAGCAGTCCATTCAGGTCATGGCGGCCAACGGCGCATGGGTGCAGTTGCCCTCGCTCCTGTCGGGCACGCTGACCAACATCCTCGCCGCTCTGGCGTAGGACTTCGGCACTCCGGCGCGGGCTGGCCTCTCCGGCTGGCTCGCGCTCTCTTTCGTCCTTTCTTTCAAGGAGCGTAACCCGCATGGGTGTCGTAATTTCCGAAGATAGCGAACTCGGCAAGGAACTCAAGAAGTGGAACAAGGAGTATCGCTACGAGCCGTATCCCGCGATGCTCTACAAGGCGCAGCCGTCCTTTGCGTCCAACGGCAAGGTGCTCGTCATCGAAACGGCCCCGTCGCGCTACAAGTTTGCGGCTGGCCCCGAAGGCGATAACGCCTACGCGGCGGCGGAACTCGCGGTCCTCTCGTTCAACAGTTCCAATCAGTTGATCGTGCGCAGCGACAGCGAACTCGACGCAGCCAGAAACGACGGCTGGCGCGAGAGTCCGACGGCGGCGATGGAGTTTCACGAAGGCTTGCAGCGCGACATCTCGACGGCAGCAGCGGAAGCGGCGCACGCGGCCACGCGCATGAGCGGCAAGGCGCAGGCCGAGCGGAAGGCGCTCGACGCTGCCACCGACAAGCACGTCACGAAGTAGATGGCCTCCGACTACCGGATTCAGATCGTGCGGAACGACGGCGGCCTGGTGCATACGTGGGCCCCGGGCGGCGCGCTCGAGCGGGATCTGGTCGAGATGATTATCGAGAAGGTCAAAGGCAAGGGCGTTGGGATCGGCAAGACCGAGGCCTCGGTGCTCGGCTCGGTGCGGGATGCCATTCACAGCGCGCTCTATGACCTCAAGGCGGCGGTCAAGCCGTGAGCCAGCCGGCGGCCTCGTTCGGCCAATGGGTCAACGGGTTCGGGTGGGTGTGGGACGTAGCAACCCTCTCGGTTGTGCCCATGACGCAGCCCGGCGGATCGGGCGGCGGCGATGCCTCGGCGGCGAATCAGACGACGGAAATCGCGCGGCTCGATTCGCTGATTGCGAAAGACTACGCGACGCAAACGACGCTGGCGCTCATCAAGGCGAAAACGGACAACATCGATGTGCTGTTGTCCACGCGGACGAAGCCGGCGGACGCGCAGCACGTCATTGTCGATTCGGCGGCGGCCAATGCGTCCACGAACGTCGCGCAGTTGGCGGGCACGGCGACTTCGGTCAATAGCGGGACGAAGGACGCGGGCACGTTGCGCGTCGTGCTCGCGACCGATCAGCCGGCGCTGACGAATAAGTTGCTCGTGACGCCCGATAGCGTGGCGCTCCCGGCCAATCAGAGCGTGAACGTCGCGCAAGTGGGCGGCACGACGGCCGGGAAACGGACGTATCGCGCTTCGACGATTATTCCGCTCGTGGCCGCTGTCACGGTGAATGTTCCGTTTTTTAACATCATCGGATCGGCCACGACGACGGTCAAGGTCACAAGGATTCGCGTTTCTGGCATGACGCTGACGGCGGTGGGCTATTTCACGATCAACGTGGAGAAGCTGTCAACGGCCTCCACGGCGGGCACATCGACGACGCTCGTGGCGACATCCTTGGATTCCAGCGACACAGCCGTGACGGCGGTCGTGAAGGCGTACACGGTGGCCCCGACAAAGGGCACGCTTGTTGGGACGCTCGCGAGTTATCGATCATTGTGGCAAGTCGGGGGTACGCCAGTAGCAAATGCCCCGACTCCAGAGCACATTTTCAACTTTGGCGACATGTGGGCCACAAAGGGCGTCACGCTACGCGGCGTCGCGCAAGAACTCGCGTTGACCTTTCCCGTAGTGCTCGCCTCGGCTGGCACGCTGGCCGTAGACATCGAATGGACAGAGGAATAAATGGCACTCGAAACCTACAATCAAGCCTTCCCAATCACGTTCAGCGATACGGTCAACATCCGGCAAGGGTTGACCGGCGCGGTCCAGTGTACGGCGACGGCAACAACGGGACTCGCCCGCGTGGTCTTTCAGGATGACACCACGGCGGACATCTATCTAGGGTTAGGGGTGATCCTCCCGCTTAAGGTCAAGCGCATCAACTCCACCGGCACTACGATCACCACGGCCGTGGCCCTTTACCAGTCGGCTCCCAACTCGTAAGCCATGACCGGCCGGACCATCATCACGAACGCCCTGCAAGAGATCGGGGTGCTCGCGCAAGGCGAAACGGCCACAGCCGACGACGCCAACGCGGCCCTCACGATCCTGCAACGCCTGGTGGATAGCCTTGGGGTCGAGCGGCAAGCGATCTTCCAGATCCTCCGCACCGTCAAGAATCTGACCTCGGGCACGCGGGATTACACGATCGGATCGGGCGGGGATATCGCGATTGTCCGGCCGGCCTACATCGATCACGCCTCGGTCATTCTCGATTCGACGGCGACGTATCCGCTGGAATTTCCGATCGATGTCTATTCCGATCAGCAGTGGAACAACCTGAGCCTGAAAACCTTTCAGGGCGCCGTGCTCGACGGGATCTACTTCGATCGGGCCATGTCCTCCACTGGGCGTGGGACGATCAGCACGTATCCCACGATCAACACCGCCAATGCTCAACTTGTCCTCTACACGCCGAAAGCGATCATCGGGTTTGTCGATCTCACGACCGATTACGTCTTTCCGCCGGGCTATGCCGATGCGTTCCACTACGAACTGAGCTACCGCCTGCAACGCCCCTTCGGCAAGCCGCTCGATCCAAACATCAAACGCGAAAAGGGCGAGGCATGGGCGCGGGTCAAGCGCGCGAATCTGTCGCTCGGGGAACTCGTGCTCGATCCGATGTTTGCCGGCCCCTGCGACGGCTACTACAACATCTTCACGGACGGCTAATGCGGTATCCGTCCTTTTGCGGCCCCGCCTACACGAGCCAGTCGCGCACGGCCGACTGTGAACGGCTCGTGAACTGGTATCCCGAACGGCTCGAATCGCCAGCCGCGAAATCGGAGTGGGCGCTCTATCCCTGTCCCGGCTTTGCGGCGTTCTCCACGCTCGCGCAGACGCCCGTACGGCAACTGTTTACGCAGAACGGCCGGACGTTTGCGATCGGCGGCACGTATCTGTACGAGATTGCCGCGAATGGGACGGCCACCCAGCGCGGATCGGGCCTCAATTACCCCGATACGACCCCGCCGACGATCACGAGCAACGGCGACGGTGGGCTGGCGCTCTTTCTCACGTCGGGATCAAAGGGCTACAACTACAACTTGACCACGAATGTGCTGACCTTTGCGGTCAACGGCGCGGCGCAGTGCGGGTTTATCGACGGGTTCTTTCTCGCGCTCGATCCGCAGACTTCGACGCTCAAGATCAGCGGCTTGGAAGATGGGACGACATGGGATCCCCTCCAGATCGCGCAACGCAACGCGGGGGCCGATCGCTGGGGCGGGATGCTCGTGGCGCACAAGGAAATATGGCTGTTCGGGTCGCAGACGACGGAAGTCTGGTACAACACGGGCGCCTCCCCGTTTCCCTTTGCGCCCAATCCTTCGGTGTTCCTGAACGTCGGGATCCTCGCGCCGAGTTCGGCGGCGACGCTCGACAATGCCCCGATGTGGCTGGGGCAGAACACGGACGGCGCGGCGATCATCTACCGGGCCAATGGCTACGTCCCCCAGCGCGTCTCGACGCACGCGATTGAATACGCGCTCTCGACCTACTCGACGCTCTTGGATGCCGTCGCGTGGACCTATCAGGAGCAGGGCCATTCGTTCTACGTCCTGTCCTTCCCCACGGCCGGCGTCACATGGGTCTATGACGCAGCGACGGGGATGTGGCATGAGCGCGGGAGCTGGGATGGCCTGCGGTTCAACGCGCTGCCGGTCTACGGCCATGCGTTCGCGTACGGCTATCACCTGGTCGGCGGGACGGTTTCGGGCACGGTCTACCGCATGGCGGTGGATCTCACGTCGGACACGACAGAAGTCTAGGAATCCATCATGGCAACCGTTACAACGTTCGTCTATACCGGCAACGCGGCCGGCAACATTCGCACCTCGGCGGCGCTGAACGCGGCGGCGTCGGATAACAAGGATGTCGATTACTCGGCCGGCGTCGAAGGCCAGATCAACGTCAAGAACACGCCCGGCGGCACCGTGGCGGCGACGCGCGGCGTACGGATCGATATCTACCGGAACTTCGGCTCGGTGCCGACGAAAGCCAGCTCCCCCTTTCTGACCTACACGCTCCCCTCAGCGGTGGCCAGCACGGCGGAAAGCGCGGATATCTTCCTCGGCTGGGGGAAGTACAACATCACGATCACGAACCTGGACGCCGCCAACGCAGTCACGGTCCAGATCACGGGCGATACGGTCGATAGCCTCCGCACGGTCTAATGCGAAGTCTCCGGGGCGGAACCAAGCCGGGCATTGGATCGCTGATCAACCCGACACATCCCTTTGCAAAGGGACATCTGTTGTCC